TATCGCCGCCCCCGATCTTGGCCGTGATCCGGTCAAGCTCGTACCCGGCCTGCAACTGCTGCTGCTCTTGCGCCGACAGGGTTTCGCCCGCGAGCTTCCGCCGCCGCAGCGTCTCGAAGGCGGCCAGTTGATCGGCGGCACGACGGGCGTGCTCGGGCACGATGGGCGCGTCCGGCAGTTCCGGCGCGGCCATCACGTCCCGCGCCTGCGGGACTTCCGCGATGGCTTCGGCCGCGTGCTGGGCCAGATCCATCCGTGCCGGGTCCATGACGATGCCGTCCGCGATCGTCTGCGCCACGTCAGGCGCCACGGGCGCCGGGTCGCGATCGTGGGCCATGGCGTCGATGGCTTCGGCCAGCGTATTGGCGTGCGCGTTCGCAACGTCAGGGCGCGTCGGCACGCCGGGCGCAAGGTCGTTGAAGTGGGCTTCGGCCGCGACCGCGGACGCGGCATCCACTTCGGAGGGCATGGGGCGCTCGCCCGTGAAGTGGCCCATCGTGCCGAACGCGGCACCCAGAATGGAGTCCGCGAACATGGATTGGAACGCAAACGGCCGGACCTGGGTGGCCATGTCCGCGTAGCCGTTGGCGTCCAGCACCTTGGCCTGCGCTTCCCGGTCGGCGATGCCGAAGCCGAGGTTGACGGCCGCGCCGCCCAGGATCGACTTCAAAGCCGTGGACCCGTACTTCAGGGGCAGGAACGCGCCAACGCCCGAGAACACGCCCTGCGCGGCCGCGGCCTCGGATGCCGTCTTGTCGTCGACGCCTTGCGCGACCATGGCATGGTACGTCTCGTCCGCGCTGGCGCCCCCCATCAGGGACGCAGCACCCCACGGGCCTGCCACGGAGCCGATGCCGGCTTCGGTGAGGCCCTTGGCGATCGGGCCAAGCGTCATGCCGAGCGCGCCCGTCGTGCGAGGGTCGAGTTTCGAGTACCGCGTGATTTCGTCCCGCAGGTTCTGGATCGCGCGTTCGGTTTCCGGAGCAAACATCGGACCGCTCGCGGTGACGACGTGCGCTTCGCCAGTCGCAAGGCCCGTGTAGGATTGCCCTGCGTCAGCCGCGATTTCGGACGATTGGCCGGTGTACGGGTTGACGGCTTGGCCACTGGTGAGCATGTCCCCGACAGCCTCGGCCGCAAGCCCGACACCACCCACCACACTCCGGCCAACCGCGCCCGGCGCATCCGTCCAGAACCCCGGACTCGGCAGTTCCGTGGTGCCAGCCCCTTGGCCGGTCCCGGCAACCGACAGGTTCGCGTCGTCTTCAGGCGTCGTATTCAGGAAGCCCATGTCATTTCCCGATCATCTGGACGGCGGACATGCTGGGCGAACCCACCTGCACGCCCATGATCTTCTGCCACCAGGATGCTTGCGCGGGCGGCGCCGGCTGCGAATAATCGACGATCACGGGCGCGGTGCCCGACTTGTTGAGCATCAGTTTGGTCCCGTTCATGAAGCCGTACTGGCCATCCTTCAGGTTGACGGGCACAAGCTGGCCCAGCGTGGCTGCGGCGTCGTCCGCGTCATAGCCGGCGGCGGTCAGGGTCTGCAGCGCGCGCGCCCGGAACTGGTCGCGGAACGCATCGGCGTCCATGCCGTACGGCACGAACAGGGACGCGCCCTGCACCTTGGCGACACCGCCCGTCACGGCGTTGACGGCCCGCTGGACATCATCGTCATCGGGGTTGCTGACATCGAGGCCCCGCTGGTAAGCGTCGGCCACGTAGTAATCCATGGCCGCGGTCATGAGTTGCGACTGCACCTTCGAGCCGTACGCCGCGTTGTCCCCGCGGAAAGCGGACAGGCCGCCCACCGCCTGGTCGAAGGACTGCTTGAACGCGCTGGTGTTGAGGCCGAGGGCGCCCTTGCCGTTCGGTTGCGGGGCATCTGCGTTGCCGGGATGGCCGGCTTTCTTCATGCCGCCGTGCAGGATGTAATCGCCTTGCGCCACCATCCTGCCCACTTCGTACCCGGTTTGCGTGACGCCATCGGCGACCGTCACCGAACCCGGGTGCAACGCAATCCTGGCGGCCGATACCAGCCCTTCACGGCCCGGCGCAATCTGGTTGAACGCCGTCTGCAATGCGGTCGGATCGGAAAGGCCGCGGCCCATGTTCACCAGGAAATTGATCCGGTCGGTCGGGTTCATCGTGTCGAGCCGGTTGCCAATGGCCTGGACTTCGCTGCTGCTGAATATGGTGGGCTTTGTCACGCCGTATTCTTGGCGACCCGTCTGCATCAGCTTCTGCCGATCGGCGAGGCCGGCAAGGAATGTCTGATCGTTCTTGGGATCCAGGGGCTGCGCGTTCCCGATGCCATGGGCCATCGCGTAGTCCGTCCATTGCTTTTGCTGCGCTTTCTGCGTCGCCCGCGCCGCGGCGGCCATCTGGTTCCAGCGGGGCAACAGTTGCGCGGCATCCGCGCCGGTCGGCTTTTCCGCCATCAACTGCTGGTCAAGCTGCGCGGTCGGCATCGTGGCCATGCCGGCCATGGTCGACGCGAACTGCTTGGTGGCGCTGTAGTCCTGCCACATGCGCGGGCCTTCGACCGGGCCAAAATGCGCGACCAGGTTGGCCTCGTTGATGTCAGCCTGGCTGTCCGCCGGCGCGGACTGGCCGTTCATGTGCAGCGCATTCGCGTCGGCAATCCGGGCCTTCAGGTCCGCGCGCGCGGTCGCAAGGGCTTTGCCCTGCTTGGACTCGGCCATGCGCACCATCTGCATCTTTTCCGGGAACGTCAGGCTGTCCCAGCCGGCGACATCCGGATGCGCGTTCATGACCTGTTTTTCGGACAGGGGCTGCACTTGCGGCAACCCCGGCGTCGCCGCGGCACTCCCGCCGATGCGGGACAGCACGGACGGCACGTAATTACGCGTCTCGGTGGGCAGGTGCGGGGCGATGGCGTCGAAACTGTTGCCGTACTTCGCGACCAGTTCCGCCACGCGGCCGGGGCCGGCGTTGTAGGCCGCGAGGGCCAACTGCGGGTCCTTGAACTGCGCCAGCATCTTGTTGATGTACGCCGTGCCGCCGGCCACGTTCTGCGCCGGATCGAACACGTCCTGCACACCGACGCTGGTGGCGGTCGCCGGCATCAGGCCCATCAGGCCGCCCGCGCCCTTGCCGGACACCGCATGCGCGTTGCCGCCCGATTCCTGGATGATGATGGACTTCACCAGCGCCTGCGACGCGGTGCCGTCCGGCGTCAACGCCGTGCTGGGCGCGGCGGAAGGCGTCGGCTGGATGCCCCCTTGCGGGTCCACGGACGCCAGGAACACGCCGGGGTTCTGCGTCGCGACGGTCGTCGCCTGCGCCAGCGCGTACGAATGCCGCGTCCAGTCGAGCATGGCCTGCTTGGCTTCCGGGCTGATCGACTTCAGGTTGCCGATCGTGGCCTGCGAAGCCGCAAGGTTGGCCTGGTACGACTCGTTGCTGCCGCCCGCTGCCACGATCGAATCGCTGCGCGTCGAGACATCCTGCTGCACCAGGGACTTGGTGAAGTCGGCGTTGAGGCCGGCCTGCTGGGCCAGCACCTGTCCGGTGAACGCCACCTGCGCGCGGGCCATGTGCTCACGCACGAAATTCGCGGCGCGGGCACTCGGGGCCTTGGACACGACTTCGTCGACGGAATCGCCCCACAACTGCGTGGCATCGGTGGACAGGTTGCCCAGCTTCTCGCCGTAGTCGGGCGCGGTGGGGTCCAGGCTGTTGACGTGCTGGTTCCACTGTTGCCGAATGTTCACTTCCTGCTGCGCGGCCGCGGTCGACGCCCACACATTGGCCTGGTCGTTCTGTACCTGCAGGATGCGCTCGCCCGCGGTGCCCAGCGAGTTCGCGATGTTCTCAAGCCCCGGCCCGCCACCGAAGTCGGCGGCGGTCGCCTGGCGCGCGTTGATGCTGCCCTGCGGCAGCACGCTCACTTCGTAGGGGGACATTCCGGTCTGCATCAGAGTTCGTTTCCGGGGTGGTACGTCTTCTGATAGGTCGAGTACATGCCGCTGGCGCCATTGAGCGCCGCCGAAGCCGCGTTCATGTACCCCTGCCGCTCGTCGTTCGCGCCTTCGAACAGGTCAAGGTTCGACGTGTCCGTGTAACCCGCGCCCTTCAGCGCGTAGTTGTACTTCGTCGTCAACTGGTCCAACGTGCCCTGCTGTACGGAAGACGTGAGGCTGTCAAGCGCGCTGCCGCTGTCGCTGGCCACGCCCGATGCGCCCACCGTGGCCTGGATCGACCCGATCTTCTGCGCAAGCTGCCGCTGCTGTTCCTGCGCCGCGGCTGCGCCCTGCTGCTGCGCGGCCTTGGCGTTTTGCTGCGCCACTTCGGCGTTGTATTCGGCGGCCTGCTTTTGGGCCTTGCCGGACTGCACGGCGCCGTACACCGCCACTGCGGTGCTGGCCGCCATCAGGATGATGGGGATGGCTTGGGGCATTACTGCGTCACCTTGGAGTACATGAAACCGACACGCCGGTCAGGGAAGAACCATTCCATCCCCTCGGGCGTTTCACACTTGAAGCCGAGCATCCGCACCCATCGGTGGCCGGCCGGGAACCCCGCGCTCACCTGCGTTTCCAGGCGCCCGTACACGGTGTCCAAATACCGTTTCACGCCGCGAGTAATGGAAGTCATGTACGGGCCGGCATCCTTGGCCATGTACGCGAACAGGTGGTATCGCTCGGGCCAGAACTGCAGCGTGCCCGCGATGACGACGACACGGCCATCTTCGGCAAAGCCCGTGAACGCGTCGCACGTCCGCGCCATGTTCTCGCAGAACTGCGGCGTGAACAGCTTGGGGTCCAGCGTCTGATCCGTGTTCAGCCGCGGAATCAGTGCCAGCATGTGCTCGGGTTCGAAGGATTCGATACGCATCAGCCGCCGTCCTGCGTTTCAAGCTGCGCCGACATGCCGGACAGGTTGAACGGGAGCATCCCCTTGGATTGCCATTCGATTTGCACGCCGCGGTCGTACGTCCCTTCCCACGCCACGACAACCGTGTCCGTGCGCAAAGGCGTCGGCGCGTCCATCAGGTCGTCCGTCTTGCGGAACGGAATATCCTGCAACGGGTAGCTGCCCCCACGGGCGTTCACGTAGAACCCGGCCGATTCGATCACGTCGAACAGGACCCGGTGGACACGCTGGATCTTGCCCTGCGCGGGGCCATCGGCGCCGCCCGCTTCGATTTTCAGCGTGCGCCCGATGCTGCTGTACTTGAACCCGATCACGACGTCCTTCGCTTCGAATTCGAGCGTCAGTCCCCCGGAGTCGTCGACAACCGCGTCCGACTGCATCGACCCGTCGCCCATGACGCCCACCGTCGCGCCTTCCAGCCACGTCGCGCCACTGATCGTTCCGAAGGCCGTGGTGTTCGTCACTCGCTGCGCGCAGTCGGCGTATACGGTGTCGTCGGGGACGTACCGCGGGGTGCCGTTTTCATCGACCGAGGCGTCGCCTTCCTCCCACAGCTTGGACATCCGTTCCACGTACACCACGGTCGCGCCGTTGATGTACCGCTGCACGGCCAGCCAAACCTCGTCGTACGTGCCGTCCGGATTGGGGATGACATCGACGCTCAACACCTTGGGCGGGTTGCCGTCCGCGTCGCCAACGCCACCAATGGAATGCACGGCCCACGCGGCCTCGTTCTGCTTGTCGTCGTAGCAGCACGACACCAGGGCGCCGTCCGCTCGCGCAAGCCAGAGGATTTGCTGGGGCGTCCGCTGCACGGCCATCGACACGAAGCCGCTCACCGTGGCGTGCTGCGCCAAGGGCGTGATGTCGTCGCCCGTGTACCCGTCGCTGGTGAAGTCGTAGCCGGCGGTGCGCAGCTTGCGGCCACCCGTCTGCAGGTACAGCGTGTTCTTGCCGACGTGCAGCGGCGCGACGGCCACACTGCCGTACTCGTTTATCTGGCGCGCCTGGACCGAAGTCGGGGTGATGGACGCGGCACCCGGCGAGGGCATCAACACCCACTCGCCGCCGGCCGTCCCCAGCACAAGGCCGTGCTGGTCCGTCTGCATCCAGAAAATGGCGTTGACCGTGTTGCTGTTCAGCGCGAAGCTGCAGGCGTTGGCGTCGTTGATCGTGCCGTCGTCCAGGTTGGTCGGACTGAACACTTCGTACTCGGACGAGCACGACATGTCGATGCGGTCCGGCGACTGCGGCGCCCCGGCGAAGCAAAGCCGGTCTTCGTGGAAGTGGGTGCAGCGCGGATAGTTGGCCGGCCAGTACGCGCCCAGCCGCCACTCGCGCACGCCCGAGCCGTTCCCCGATACACCGGGGTCGGTGCCCGTATGCGGCGCCCCCGGATTGATGGGGTCGTTCGGGATGATCGGACCGGTCGGGAAGCTCAAGCTCATACGGGCGTAATCCCCAGCACGTCCCAAGTGGCGTGCGTCGAGTCCGCGACCGCCGTGATAATCCCCCAGGACCACGTATACGTGATGGTCCCGTCATCCGCGGTGTTCTGCGTGGCGATGCGGAACAGGCGGCCCACGTCCGTCGCCTGGAAGCCAAGGCCCCCGTTGATGCCGTCCGCGTTGTTGGCCGTCAGCGTTGCGCCGGTCGCGCCTTCCCAGGCCTTGTTGCTGGAAATGTACGTGCCGGAAATGTTCTGCGGCAGGTACGGGCCGTCCTGGAAGGCGATGTCCGTCAGGGTCCAATCCGTCGCGCCCAGCCGTTCCAGCTTCGCCGGGGCGTGGTTCGGGTGTGTGATGTAAAGCACGTCCGCCGATTGCGTGAACCCGAGGGCCGCCAGTTCATCGCCAGAGTACGTCGTCGTGACTTCGTACGGCGAACCGCCATCCAGCAATTGCCCTCGGTTCGTGTAGAATCGGATGTAATTCTCGCCGAATTCGAGGATGTACGCCTGCGTCGTCGAGAATTCAAACCGCTTCAGCCGAATGTTCGCGCTGCTGGTCTTGGCCGCGGCCACGTAGTACGTGCCGGGGCGGCGCACGGCCGTGCCCTGCAGCAACGGGACGACGTTCGTGGACAGTTCCAGCGCCTGCCGGCGCTTGGTCAGGTCGATGCGGCCCGAAACCGATTTCGACCATTCGCCCGCGTTGAAAGAGAACTGGAAGGAAGTCGCGCGCGGCATGTCAGCCCCCGTGCGCCACGATCCAGGGATCTTCCGGGGCCTCTTGCGGAAGGACCTCTATGGCATTGGCCGCGGATGCACGGTCCAGCGCGTACTTGTACTTCTGCTGGATCATCTGCGCCTTCGTGTTGGATTGCGTCAGCGGTTCGACGATTTCCATCGCCATGGCCGCCGACAGCGCCTCGCAGAACAGCGCATTGAACGTGGTGGGGTCCGTGATGTCCGCCTTGTACCGCAGCGCAAGCTCGGGGCCGGTACCGCTCAAGTCGGCGGACATCCCCTGGTTGGTCAGGATCGAACGGCCTTCCACCTGCCAGTCAAGGCACGGGTCGTTCGGCAAGATGATGTCCAGGCAATCCGCCGGCAACGGGAACGCGTACGCGAACCCGAACAGCGGAGCATCCGCCGACGCGGCCAACGTCGCGCGCTTGATGGAAAACCGCCACTTGTGCGCCTGCAGTTCCGCGCGCCGGCAGGTGTCGTAGCACGTCTGGCACGCGCGCGCCTCGCGGCTGTCGTCCGTGAGCGCCATGATCGACGCGGCGCCCACCATCTGCAGCGCGCGGTTGGCGATGGTAGTGGAGGATTGCGTCGCCATCAGAATCCGCCCCCGCGCGTCCAGCCAAGGCCAAGGGTCCAGTTCCGCATCCAGCGGGACAGCTTGCGGGGCGCCGAGGAACTGCCGCCGCCTTGGGCCGCGGGCGTATAGGTGATGACGATGACGCCTTGCGCGCCGGCCGAGGCGTTGTGCCCGGAAGTCGCGCCACCGCCGCCACCGCCGTACAGACCGGGAAGGCCTGCATCCGCGGATGCGGAAATGCCCGCGCCACCGCCGGAACCCGCCGTGCCCCACTCGGTACCGTCGCCACCGTCGCCGGATCCCGGCTCGCCGCCCGCGCCGCCCGCGCCATTGCCGCCCGCGCCGCCGCGCAACGTGGCGCCACTACCGCCCGCGCCGCCGGGGCCGGCCGCACCGCCGCCGCCCGACGTGGACGCGGGCGAACCGCCCGCATAGATGACATCGCCCTTCGCCGTCGAAGTCTGCCCACCCCCAAGCGCGAGCAACGTGGAATCGTCGACGAACGTCGAATTGCCGCCGTTGTGCCGGGTAGACGTGGTGGATGCCGCGCCGCCCGCGCCCACGGCGTACGTCACGGACGCGCCCGGCGTCAGGTCAAGGTTCGATACCTTGGCGTAGCCGCCGCCGTTGCCGCTGACGTTCGAGGTCCCGATGCCGCCACCCTGGCCGCCACCAATGGCTTCCACCGTGTTGTCGCTGCTGTTCCAGTCGTCGGGAACGGTCCAGGACGTACCGGAAGTCAGGATGATTTGCTTGGCGGCCATGGCGGTCCTTCGGCCGCGATCAGCCGTAGTAGCTCACGTTCGCGATGGCGCCGGACGTTTCGGCGATGAACTTGATCGCCGACAGGTCGCCGCTGTAGACGAGTTCGGTGTCCGCGATGATGCGCATCCCCACGGTCGCGGTCGGGTTGGTCCCGTCGTCGCGCCAACGGACATTCTCGGCTTCCACGTCGATCACGGCGAACAGCGCGCCATCCGGAACGGTCAGCCCCGCCGCGGACGACAGGCTCGTCAATTGCTGGAAGCCCAAGGGCACCACCTTGCCGGTGATGACGGAAACAACGTCTTCGGTCGCCCCGAACTCCCGCTTGTCTTGTACGCTCATGCCTTGCCTTTGTGTACGCGCCGAAAAACGAGGGCCAACCGCGCTTCCCTGCCCACGCGCCCCGGCCGTTTCGCCGCGGCTTCTTCCTTGGACGCCGGAATAGGTTTCCCCTCCGGTACACCCAACGCGCGATGCAGCGCGCCATGGTGCAGATGCAGCTTGCTCATCCAGTGCTGGGCCATGGTCAGATGGCCGGGAAGGACTGTTCCAGGATGAAGGCCTTGAGATTGTCGATGCCGACCAACAGCGCCTCGCGCGACAGGACCTTCGTCATGTCCGCACGGATTTCGATGTCCGTGCTGTTGGTCGAAGAACCGACTTCGGCCGAGTCGGCGTTCTTGCCGGCGTCAAGCCCGTAGTACGCACTTGCCATGATTCTCTCCGATAAGGGCTATACAACAAACCGAGATTTGTTGTATAGCCCGAGGGCCTTACGGGGCGATGAAGTCCAGTTCCACCACGCCGGTGCCGCTGGACGGCAGTGCCGCGCCGCCCGTGGTCAACACCACCTGCGATGCCGCAGCCGGGGCGTCCTGCGCGAGCGCAGCCGCCTTGCCGAACACCAGGGGCACGTCCGTGGTCGTGTACGCCGCGGCGGCCTTGAACGCGGCCGTGGATCCGGCCGTGCCGATCGCGATGGTCGCCGAACCGGTCGACGTGTCGGTGGTGAAGGTACCGCCCGCGAAGATGTAGCCCGGCGGCAACTGGTCGATCAGGACGATCGTGCTGCCCGATGCCTGCGACGCGTAGGTGATCGTCGCCCGGAAGGTACGCTTGCGCGCACCGTAGCCGGCAAGGGCGCTAGGGACGCCCGGAGGCGAAGCCTGCGTCGGGGCCAGTTCGTTGGAGTAGGTCGTTGCCATGTTTCAGTCTCCTTAGCTGGCGGCCACGTTGAGGATGCGCACGACGCGCTTCAGTTCGAGGCGAGTGGCACCCACGGTCATCTTGAGGTACACCTGCCACGCGTTGCGCTTGTCGGCGCGCTGGGTCACGTTCGCGTTCACGTCATTCCAGACCGCGAAGGCGACGCCGCTCGGCACCCATATGGGCGTGTCGTAGCCGTTGGCGCCATTCTGGTCGGCCACGGTGGCGCAAGACGCGCCGCCCTTGAACCGCTCGGAATGGAGGAACGTGATGCCCATGTAGCCGCTGATCTTGCCGTTTTCCAGCGTGGGCTTCGAATTGAAGTCCTTGCTGATGACCTGGGCTTCGTTCAGCAGATCGTTCTCCTTGTCGGCGCACAGCGCGGCGTAGACGGTTTCGTTCTCGAAATCGACTTCCGCCTTGCGGAGCATGCGACGTGCCTCGCGCAGCTTGGCCACGTTGAGGCCGGTGTCGGCACTGGCACCCGTGTCCGCGGCCACGTCCTGGCCACTGAACGATTCGGTGTCGGCGCCATCCTTGCCAACGTAGTTGGTGCCCAGCATGCCTGCGACGATCACGTCGTCGATCTTGCGGTTCAGCGCAGCCGTGCCCTGCATGGTGTACGGACCCTGCGGGTCGATCAGCATGCGCAGGCGGTCCTGCTTGTCTTCCAGCATCGCGATTTCGGCGTCGATCGGACGCACCCAGCGGCGAGCCTGCGGGACATCAACGAGGGGGGTGTCGGCATGGCGCGGCAAGCCGGTCACGGCGTCCACCTTGCCGAACTGTTCCAGGATTTCGGCTTGCTCGCCGACGAGTTGCCGCTGGGTGCAAGCACCACGGAGACGGCTGTCGTTCTGCGCGAGCAGCATGGCCACGTTCGTCTGGAACTGGGTGACGAATGCGGTTTCGATTTGGTCGGTCACTTTGGATCACTCCAAGGAAGGGTCAAGTTGGGGGTGGGCCGTGAGGGCGCCCGTGCCCGGCTTGTCCTCCCTTGGAGGGGCCGCGTTGCTCGCGGATCAGGGGGCGTTACGCCTTGTCCTTGCGCTTGCGGTACGTCATGGCTGGTGGAGAGGGATTCCGCTCAACAGAGGAGCAACGCGGTGTATCCGCTTCTCCACCAGCCACAACCCAATCATACAACGCCGTTGCGAAATTGACAACGTTCGCGGGGTTGTACCGGTCAGTGGCGCATTCCGCGGCCACCTTCATGCATCCGAGGCGCACGCCGATCCGATCGCTCTCGTCGATCATTTCGGCGCCTGCCCCGCGGCCAACTGGCTCAAGCGCCACATTTCTTCGCGCTTGGCCGAGTCACCCTTGATGTAGGCCTTCGCCCATTCCGGGTCGGAGCGCAACTGCTGGATGCGCGCCTTGGCCTGGGCCGGCGTCATCGCGCCATTGAAGCTCGTGCCACGATTCTCGCCGTTCACGAAGTCGGCCTCGCCGCTGCGCTTGCCCATGTCGTGGAACATCTGGATCGTGCGCTTGAAGCCGATCACGCCGGCGATCGCATCCACTTCGTCGTTCGAAATGCCGAGCTTGTTGCGCGTCTGCGCCGCCACGGACAGGTTGTTGTCGTAGGCCGCGCCCCATTCGGCGCGCAATTGCTGCTGTTCGACCTGGACCTTCTGTGCCGACGCCTGCGCGTCCGCGGCCATCACGCTGCCGGCGTACTCGCTCCACTTGTTCGCGATGGCGTCCGCCTGCTTCTGCGTCAAGCCCGCCTCATGGAACCAGCCCTTGGCCGTTTCGGCGAACGCGGGGTCGGATCCCTGCGGGACCGCGATCTTGTAGTCCTTGGCTTCGGCCGGCCGGCCGAGCTTCGCGTGGAACGCTTCGATTTCCGCCGGCTGCGCATTCTCGCCGGGGATGACGACGGTGCGGCCCGCGCGGTCGGCGCCCAGCAGCTTTTCGATGTTCTGGTAGGACTGCACGACATCCTTGCCGGACTTCCAGCCCTTGTTCTGGACGTACCCGATGGTCAGTTCATCGGGACTGTCGCCAAGCCACGCATTCGCCGAAGCCGGGGCGGCAGGCGCCGCGGGGGTGGTGGGCGACGCAGCCGGGGCGGCCGGAGTCGTTGCAGCGGGTGCAGCGGGTGCGGCCGGTGCGGCCGGAGCCGCAGGGGTTGTCGAACCGTCAGCCATGTTGATTCTCCGAAGTTGGGATCTCATACAGCGCGTAAAGCTGGTCGTCGCTCAATTGCAAATTCTGCTGGATGCGGAGCCACACTTCCCGGCGTCCTTCCAGCACCGCATGCTTGCGCGGGTCATCGTGGTACGTGGTCGCATGCGCGCGGCAGAACCGCGCCAGGTCGGCCAGCACCCGGCGACCGACAGGGCTTTCGAAAACCGTCTGGTAGTCCTGCTTCCTGCCGCGCAGGAAATACCGAGCCTGCTTCACGTCCATTCGGGCGCATCCTCGATGCCGGCGGCGCGGCCCTGCCGCACGCGGTCGGCCGTTTCCCAGCCGTTCTGCCACCACCAGCGCCGGATGTCGCCGGCCGGGTAAGGCGGGTCGCAATGGACCCCGTGGTGCTGGAAGTCCTCGTAACCCTTCCGGATCACGGCCCGCCGTTCGGCGCGGCTCGCGCCCTTCCGCTCACGATGGTGCTCGGCCCAGCCCGGATCGCGCTTCGCCATCAGGCCCCCGCTTGCGTGGCCGGCGAACCCTTCGGCGCCACCGCCGCCAACGTCGACGCGATCGCCGGGCCGGCCTGCACCAATTGCTGCGTCTGCTGGGCCTGCTGCCGCTGCTTGCGCTTGGCCGCGACCACCTGCGGATCGGCCAGCCACCGGTACGGCACGCTGTTGATGTCCGCCAGTTCCGGCAGCGCGGCGTCGAAATCGAACACGTCCAGGACGCTCGGGTCCTGCGTCGCCTGCGCAAGCTCAATGCCGAACTGCACGCTGCGCTGCAGGCCCACGCCTTCCTCGGCACGCATCGCCCGGTTCAGGGGCGCGTCGTACACCGGCATCCACTTCGCGCCGGCTTCGAGCAATTCGGGCGGGGGCGGCGGCAGCAGCCCCATCGAATTCAGCAACCGATACTCCCGGTCGATCATCGGCCCCAGGGATTCGGACTGGAACCGGCCCATCGTCGGCGACAGCATCGCGCCCTTTTCCCGCGCCCGCTCCATCACTTCGGTGGCCGTCATCCCGGACACGGGTTCGATCGAAATCTGGAACAGCGTCACCAGGAAGGCGTCGTTGATGGCCGCGCGCTCGTCGTCCATCAGGGGTTTCATGTCCTGCAGGTCGCCCACGGGCAGCGCATGCACCAGAGGACGGCCATCGGCGTTGACGCCGCCGGGGTTCACCGCGCCGGGCCGCAGAGACAGGCCGTTGACCACGCCGTCGTCGTGCGCCAGCAGCACCGGGTCGACCGCGCGGTGGCCGGCCTTCAGGAGCGTCTTCTTCTCCTGGTTCAACACCCGCAGCGCGGGCAGCACGGCCATGGCCGGCGACCGCCCGTACAGTTCGCCGGGCGCCGTCCGGTAACGAGCCGTGGCGTAGGGGAACGTCGCGTAGCCGCCTTCGTCCAGCAACGTCTCGTAGTCGTCTTCGAAGTAGTAGTAGGACCCGAAGGGCATCCCCTTCGCATCCAGCCGTTCCGGGTCCCAATCCTCGCGCGGCCGGACCGTGTGCCACACGCACACCGGGTCGTCCGGCTTGTCCTGCAGCCGCGCCCGCAGCTTCTCGGGCAGCGCATCCGCGCCCCAGCGCTGCGCCACGGTGCGGATCGTCATCGGCACCCGACGGTGGATCGTGTCGACGATGCCCTGGTGGTTCACGTCCATGAACATGTCGCCCAGCGGGACGTTCGCGTACCGCAGGCCCCGTTCGCCCGTCCGGCTGCGAAGCTGGTCGATGAACAGGCCGGCCGTACCGAAGGCCCCGATGGACACGTAGCCGTCGTGCTGCTGCGACTGGAAGTTAGCCGACTGCGCGTACCGGTACGCGAACATCGCGTCGTTCACCTGGTCGCACCACAACTGCACGGCGCGCTTCTTCATCAGGTCCGGGTTCGTGATCCGGATGCGGTGCCACCGGCTCGACCGCGGCGTCAGCATGGACTCCATCGCCGCCGCGAAGCGGAACAGGGCCGTGTTCGCCGTGGCGTCGAAGGACATCTGCCCGACTTCCTGGCCGGGCGTCTTGCCGCCGATGAACGTCTGGACGTAATCGGGGAGCACCAGTTGCGCGACCCGCTCGTACTGCGAATCCCACACGGCACGGCGCTCGCGCGCCGCTTCCATGGAGCGTCGCAGCGAGCCGATCAGTTCGCTGTCGTCCTGCTTAACCACCGAGCAACTGCGACGCGGACGTGGTGCTGCCCAGGTCGGACAGGCCCTGGCCGCCGTTCAGGATGGTGGATGCGCGGCCCTGCTGCTGGCGCCGCAGCACTTCCTGTTCCTGCGCCGCCGCCGCGTTGGCCGTGGCGGCATCGTTCAGCGTCGGCGCCGGGGGCAACGGCGCCGGAGGGGGTGGGGAGGGTGCGCCGCCAAAGGCCATGGTTCGGATCCCGTCGTCGAATACAGCCGCATTATCGCCCATCGTTGACATTTTGACAACGCTCACACCGAAAGAACGTCGTAGTCCATCCCGGTCGCCATCGCCTGGCGGCGCCCGGCCGATGCGCGCAGGTCCTTTCGGGCCACCGGGACCGCGAACGTCATGGCCAGCGCGTCGCCGTCGTTGGGTGAATCCAGCCCGCGCGCCTTCATGTCGTCCTTCGATTCCAGCCGCAGCTTGCCGGTGGCCTTGTCGACCAGCCGCTTCGGCCCCTTCAGGTCCTCGATCAGGTAGGCCGAATCGTCGATCGCGCCCGTCCGCAACCAGTCGGCCATCAGGTTCCAGCACTCGATCCGCTTGTTGAAATACTGGTTGCGGTCGCCCGGCTTGCCCTGCATGAACGCCCGGTACACCACGAACCCGAGCCGCTTCAGGTGTTCCGCCGCGGCCGCGCCGACGCCGTTCGCGTCCACCACGATGCCGTCCGGGTTGTACTTCTCGATCGCGGGGACGACGTGCTCGTCGGTGAAGGCCAGCACTTCCTTGCCCGACACACGGATCGGCGGGATGGACCGGCCATCCAGGCCCTGCCGGAACCGGATGACGGACGGGTCCTTGCCGCCGTTGCCGTAGTCCACGGCCATCACGAGGGGCGCGCCGCGGTCCGGGATCAGCTCACGGTCCCGCGCGCCGTAGATCGAATCCATCGGGATCAACTGGTCATCGCCGGCGTTCGGGAACTGGCCATAAACCTCGACGCGGGCCTGGTCGGAATCAGCGCCGTGCTGGTCGATGATCTTCCGGTAGACCGCGCCGTCGGTGCCTTCGACGGTGCGCGCGTCGATCGCCTTGTGGCGCCACACGTTGCGGAACTTGTGGAACGTCTCGAAGAACGCCCCGGTGTTGTTGCGGGGATTGGAGTACACGTCCCAATACCGGTCCGGCACCGGCTCGGTGAAAAATCCGTCGCTCACGTCCCATATCGCTTGCGGGATGCCGCTCGCCTCGTCCATCTTCAGCATGATGCCGGCCATGTTGTGGGCGCCGGCGAAGGCATCGGGCTTTTCCTCGGACCAAAGCTGGGCCTGGATGTAGTGGTACGCGGTGTCGATCTTCAACTGTTCCCGCAGCGCCGTGTCGTACCATTCGGCGGGTCGCACCGACATCGCAGACTTGTCGAACCAGTGGCTGTTCAGCGCGAGGGTGTGCCACTTCCCGACCTCGGCCATGGTGCGGCTCGTCAACTGCGCCTCGGTGTTGGCCGTCAGGATCACGGTGCTGCCAAGGCGGGTCGACAGCATCCAGTGCGATTCCCAGGCCACCAGGCTCGACTTGCCGATGCCACGGCCCGATGCAAGGGAATTCTGCCACATGACGGGCGTCTTGCCCTGCTGCATCCGCACCCGGTTCGCCCGCAGGTGCTCGGTCTTGGCCTCAAGTTCCTCGATCTGCCACTTGCGCGGCTCGCGGAACTTTTCCAGGGGGGTGCCGGCCTTGCCCCACGGGTACACGAACATCACGAAGGCCCGAAGATCGTCGGCCAGTTGGGGGTCCCACAGCGCCGACATCAGGCTTTGCTCGTCCTTGGCGCTGTAGACCTGCTTGGCCTTGATCGTCATTTTTCAGGAATCCCTCAAAAAATTTTCAGGAATGGCAACCGCGGCCCCGCGGATTGGCTCCGGACAAAGCTGTCGCGCGAAATTCCGGGGGTACGGGTGCCGGCCATCCCCGGCCTGATCGGGCGGATGGTACCTTCACGAAAAGATGTCAGGCTGCGGCACGTCTTCGACCGCAGGGATAGCTGGAAGAGATTGCTTGTCTCTTGGCCCGCTCACGCAAGGCGTTGATTCTTCCGTGAATTCTGCATCCTCGATCGCGTCCAGGTCGCGGATAGGTCGCAACACGCGCCGCCGCGCGTCGTCCAGGGCAAGCCGAACATCGACACGCTGGGTAACTTCGACATCGACGCGATCGCCATATTCGGCGCGGTTCTCACGGGACACGCTCCATTTGATGTTGTCCGACATGAGCTTCGCGCGCTGAACGTCAGGCCATAGCGTCTCGTCCCGCATCTCGTCCAGGCTGTCGATTTTCGCGAGGTTTTTCACGCTGCGCGCTGCAACGAAAGCCGGGCCGAATACTG